GGAGGGCAGAGAGGCAACATAGGAGAGAGTTTTATAAACGCTCCACTACCTCTGACCATCCCAGGAGGGGCTTCGCTTCAAGCCACACTAGAGAACACGTCAGTCGCTACAGGAGGAGCTAACGCAGAGACAATTGATCAAGCTAAGAAATATGCTCCGCTGTCTTTCCGAAGACAGGATAGATTAGTTACCTTGAGTGATTACAACAGTTTCTGTAACTCATTTAGAACTAATTACGGTTTAGTCGGTAAGTCAGTTACGGCGGTTAGAAGAGCTTTTTCATCAGCAAATATAATAGATATTTATGTTTTAGAGAAAGCTAATGATCTACAGCTTAAGAAAGCTAGTCCTGTATTTAAGAGAGACTTACTAGAAGCAATAGAACCTAAAAAGATGATAACCGATGATGTTGTTATTGTGGATGGCTTAGTTAGAACTCTAGATTTAATCACTACAATTAGAGTTTCTAGAGAACTACTAGAAGATGAGGAGGCTATTAAAACTAAAGTAGCTAATGTAATTACAAAATATTTTTCTGTAGGTAATAGAGATTTCGGAGAAAGTTTTATCCCACAAGAATTAGCTAGAGAAATCTTTGCGTTGCCTGAAGTAGTTTTCGCAACTATAGATAACTATCCTCAGAGAGTCTTTATTGATTTTAATGAGTTTATTCAATTAAACAACTACACTATTAATATTGAGAGAGTATAATGAATAGTAAAAACTTTTCTCCAAATAAAAAACTCTATAGCAAAAGAAATTTTTCTGATGCTATAGAGAACTTAATTCCAAATTACTATCTTATCGAAGATAGGAATGAATTTGGAGAAGGCTTTGATGTTCTAGACTCTATTATCAATACTCACATTAAGTTAGCTTCAAACATAACTGAAGTTTTATCAGTGCCTACTGGCACAATTTTTAGTTCCATTGGATCTTTCCAAGGTATATCAACATTCTTTATTAAGAATAATAACTTTGGTAACTTAGATAAGTCTAGCTTTGAGCGAGAAGTCTTACTAAAATTTAATAAATCTTTTAGAGACTTCTCTACTAGCGCCAGCTTTAAAAGCTATGTTGATGAGACCCTAATCCCAGAGCTAAATGATTTAAGAGCTACTCCATCATCAGTAGACAATTATTGCTACAAGCTTGGATGGTTCTTTTTACTAGCAACAGACCCTCACCCAACATTACCAGTTACAGTAAATTCTTCGGCAATCGTTTCAGATTATTTTGTTGATAGAATTTATAACAACGATTCTCTAACTTTTGTTGATGGTATTAATGCTGTAACTGAATATACATGGAGAAACAATACTGACTACATCTCTCCCTTGTTTGTGTCTGGGCAAACTCAGTATGTTAGTGGCACCCAACAACTAGAAAAACTCAAGACGTTAAATAGTATCATCTACTCTACTGATTTCTTTGATAGAGACGACACTTACGTAGAGGATTCCTTTGATTACTTCTACCAGACCGGAGAGTATAGAGCTAACGTAGTTAGTGAAGGAGCTTTCTTCAGACTAATTAGAGCTTTCTCGTTTGCTTTCGCAGATCAACAGAATGAAGCCGATACTCTAAAGACTTTATATGATCTCCAAGATTGCCCAGATGAATATCTCCCAGAAGTAGCTTACCTCATAGGATGGAAGCTCGCTGGTCATGATAGGAATAAGTGGAGGTTACAGTTAGCAAACGCTTTATCAATTTACAAAAAAGCAGGAACGAAACAAAGCATTCAGGCCGCTATAAATAACCTGTTTAGCCCGGATACCTTAAACTTCGAATCTAATTTTGTTGATTTGTGGGAGTCCTACATTCCATTTTTAATCTACTATGCTTTAGCAACGGAATCATACCTGTATAAAGATTTTACTACATTTACTCTTGATGTAGCTTTAGGGTTAGGAATAACTAATTATGATGAAGACAACTTTGATGATAATATCAAAGCTTCTGTCGATCATATTTTGCTTACATTATTCACTAATCATCCAAGCCTTTTCCGTCTTGCAGGCAAGCCATTTCCTATTGATGATGAAGAGTTTACTTTTAGGTATAGAAATAAAACTTACCCAATACCTCCATTTGAAGAGATCCCTTACTACGTAACCTCAGAGGTTAATAAACCTTTTATTGATGAAATAGAAAATCTTTTAATTTGTTTTGGCGTAACAGCAGAATTTGCAGCAAAAGTTAAAGATTATATTTATGACAACACAATAGGTAATTTAGATGATGTTTCTTATAACAACTCTTGGTTAATTTTTACTACATCAAAACAGGATGCTCCTAACTGGGATAATTTAACTGAGATTACACAAAATGATAAAGTAAAGTATCTTCCTTTATGGTCAGGGAAATCTTCTCATTACATGGTCAACGTTTCAATCGCTGATTATATTTTCGATGACATAAACTACGATGCTGACACAAGATATGGCTTAATCTACTTAGGTAGAACAGCAGAAGAATTCTCGCCAGCACACACCATACCTCTGGTAAATGCTTTTACTTCAGCCACGGATGACTATGATTCTATAACCTCTAATTATTTTTCCGAAGTAATTTTTGATAGTGACGACTACTTAACTTCGTTAAGCGGATCAAACTTCTCAGAAAAAGAAGTAAGTGGTATTGATATATTGGTGAATGGAGAAGTAGAGTTTAGTTCTTTAGGTCGGTATAGATTAAAATCTTTATATTCACCTTCAGCGAGTCCAGACTCAACCTACTCTGGGGTAACGTTTAATACCGATAATGTAGTCCTAGCTCCTAGAAATACACTTAGAAGAAAGAACCTCAAGAACGCCTTAAACTTATTTGGTTATTTTGATAGAACGGGATTCAACCCCCCAGTCTCACGACTAGCAAGGATTGAAGGGTTCCCAGTTAGTGGAGCGTTCCAGGACTCTGCACTAATCACTAGAGGTCTAATACCTTCTTCTCTTGAATTTGCTTCAACCAGCAGCATTTGTAGTGGCAATTTATCCTCCATTCCAGATGTGTATAAATACTGCTCTATAAATCACGCTAATCCTTATTTTGGTTATTACTTGAGTTCTACTTTCCCCACGCGAGGATCAGTAAATTACTTTACTGATTTAAACGGATCTTCAATGTATCAAGATAGAGGGCAAGCAGATCCACTCATGTATTTGATCTATAAAATAGAGCAAAGAAAATTAGAGGCCGAAGCATACAGAGATGTATTAGCTGACCCTACAAGATTTAATTCTGAATCTTACTGGTATAACTTTTCAGGGTCTGAAGCTAACAGAAGAGCTTCCTGTTCAGAGACTGTTTTAAGTTCTATTGATGGTTATTTTAATTATTCATTCGGAAGAAAATTACATAAACTTTACTATGAATACTTAACGACTTTTAATTATCATCCTTTAGTTTCTTTTGATTACGATGAAAATAAATCTAGTATATTAACCCATTGTTTTGGTAGTATTCTGAAAAATTCAGAATTTGATCTACGAGGTCCTATAGCGTTAAGCAAAAACTTATTTACTTCAAGTATACCAAATAGTAATTTCTTAAATCTAAGATCTCAACTATTCTTAGACTTAGATGAGTATAATTCTTACGCCCTCTCTAGCTCAACCAACTTAGTCGTCGCTGAATCAGGAAGACCTACTTTTGAAGTAATCAATAGTGAGACTGTTAAGGATATTGATTTAATTATTACTTCAGGAACGTCAGTAAATAATGGCTTTACTATTTATGATTTACAGGATGTTTCCTTAGATAGCGAAGAAAGAAATCAAGCAGCCATAAAACTAAAGAGCGTCAATGGCTTACCTAGACTGAGGTTCCACGTAAGCGGGACAGATCAAAGTGACACAAGAGGAGAGTTTAGAGCTAATACTTTCCTAAGTCCCGGCCATAAGTTCAGTTTAACATTTGAAGGTTTAGCAGCGTTAGATAGAGGAACTGAACTAGTGGATGCAGAAGTAGGAGTATGGATTCACACTCCTGTATCAAACGGAGTAAGTTATCATTATGATGTAAACGGAGAGTGGGTTGCACATACAGGAACTCAAATTAATAAACAAACAGTTTTAGACGAATTAACTCACACTTTTAGTTTTGATAAAAAACCAGTTGAGTCCTTGATCTATAATTGTATGACTAGAAACTACGATCCGGTAATTGATACGCCAGAAGCTACAATTAACCAACCAGCTTTGGTATTTGATTCTGATCTATTCTCAGAAAAATCAATAAACTTTAATACTATATTTGGTTGCGGAACTCTTTATACAAGTTCTCTCCATAACTTAAACCAACATTACATTATTGAAGTTTTCATGGTTCCTAATAGAGATAATGTAGACAAGCATGTCATTTTAGCTAGTATTAGTTTAAGAGATGATACTCTATGGGACTACACTAAAATAGACTTAGCTGGAGAGCTGATAGGTCCTATGTATACAGAATATTGTGATCCCATACAGCTCCCCCTAACTGATCTTGAGACTAGAATTGTGTTAAAGAGTTTTGCTGGTTTCGGAGGTAAAGACAGAAGCACTTCATTCCTAAGCCGAGTAGAAACTCAAACATCATCAATACATTTAGAAAATGGTGGAAGCCGCCTAAGCCACAGGTTATCACCTAATTGGTATGCTCCAACCAAGAATGTATCAACAAATCAAATAGTGAATCTAGATATACTGTAGATTAGGAGTTAATTAATGATAGGTGTAGTTGAAGTTTATAGAGGAAACGAGAAAGTATTAGAGGAGTCTAACATGCTTATGGATCACTTAGGTGACCAAATAGCGTTTTGGATGACCCTACCTAGAGGCTTCAGTGGGATTCCTTCAGCTTCTAGTATTTACGATACTTCAAACTATACTGTTCGAGCAGCTACTCTAGGGAAAGATGCTGCTGGGTATTCTCTGCATGGTCACAGTAAAGATTTATCTGCAACGATTATTGGGGACGGAACTTTCAGAGTTCTAAGCTACGAAGGGGCTAGTTCTCTTAGTTACAGAAGTAGTGAAACAGCAGTTTACTATCTAAGCACAGACTCAGCAGAGAGATCGGAACGTATAACTAGATATAACATTCTTCCAGAAGACTCCAAACCAACTATGAGTAGATTAGAGTCCGGGTCTACGAGGGTTCCAGGATTTCCAACAACGCCAGATTTAGGGCACAACCTAAATTATACTATTAGTGGAGATGATTATAAGCCTGTTGGTTGTTATGCTCCAGGAGGAAACTCTAGATACTACATGCTGAGTTCCTTGCCTGACGGTAGAGGGAGCCAAGCTCTTATAAATAATAACGTTGGATTTAACTCCACTAATGGAGTAAACGCGAAAGCAATAGACTCCAGAGGCTTTATCAGAGTTACTGTAAACAACATTGTGGATGGCACGGCGGCTAGCGCAGGTGGTCAGTTCTTCAAGGGGTTATTATTAACTCATGATGGCGGTGCGGGTCTTGACGAAACTATGTCTGTTGGTCATGTTCTTGGGATCGAGAAGCCAGACTTCTTAGCATTAAATTTTTTTGGTGGAGTATATACTATAGGTCTTTGGGGATTTGATCTTGAAAAGATGAGAGAAAAAGGAATGTATCCTCCTTT